ATTCCCCAAAGGTTCACTTCAAGCACTACCGCCGCTTCTCCGTCGTTCTTGACGCAAAAGGGGGTATCTTTTCGGAAGTTGCCCCCGTCGAAGTTGACCGGGCCAATTACCGAAACTTGTGCGCTTACTTGGTCGCCGTTCCTGTTTGTCATTTTACTGCGTTTTTGGTGTATGCAAAATTACGTTATTATCGTATCACTTTAATACGTCGCTAAATATCCGTGAAGTGTTTGTTACCCCGGTAGCCGTGAAGTCCGGGGTAGCAAAACACTATATAGCGGCGTGGTTCAGTCGTTTAGGTCGTGCCAATATTGTTTATTCCTCGTTTTGACTTGGAAGCCCGAAGTATTGACCTTTATTCCGAAATTCCCGAACTGAACTATAAACAGGTCGTTACTCATGAGCATCGCGCCGTTCTTCCACCCGGCTAAAAGTCCGTCGTTCCCTAAAATAGTCCGTTCGTAATTGCCGCGTAGGAATGAGCCGTTTATATAACCGCTTATTGTGAAGTCTTCGGTTTCGCCTGTCTTTTCGCACCAACATTTTAGATTGTTGGTTTCAAATTCAAGCGAATAGATTCCTTCATCTCCTGCGGAAATATAGAACGTTCCGCCGTTGGCCTGAAAATTTCTGTATGTTCCTGCCGTTAACGTGCCCGATTGTGTTAAAGAATAGGTTTTAACTACTATACCATCGCGCTTTATGCGTAGGAAGGCGCAGGGCGGATTAACCGTTATATTCGGCTTCCCCGTATTGCTTTTCATCCCCGAAGGGGCTGTAAGCGAAAAGCCGAAATTATCTACGCAAATATGTGAGCCTTTGTCCATAAAGCCCAACAAACACGACATTTTAAGGGCGGCTACGCTCATCGGGTTCTGAATACCTCCGCCGGGAATATATACCCTTGTGTTTAGGCTTTTTCTTTCCGCTATATTAGCCGCGCTTTTTAGAATATAGTCGGAATAGTCGCCGACGCTTCCGTTATATATTTTCAATTTAGTATAGCCGCCCGAAAACATATTTAACCCTGTATCGTCCAATACAACCGAGTCGCCACAAAGGATTTCTCCGGGGTCAGAATTTAGACGAATTGCTGGCGTTTTGCCTTGTGCTATTTCTTCGGAGGATAGAATTGATTGTATATAGTTGCCGTCAATCTCCCAATTAGCAATTTTACCCGCAATAGCCGTAATAACCCCTTCTATAAATGCTTTTGTAGCATAAATAGTACCGTCTTGAAGGACGCGGAAGGGCGCGGTAAAGCGATTCGTCTTACTTGCACCCGCCCAAATTCTGACCTTCCGGGCTTCCGTTTCGTTCGCGGCTTCGTTTTCGCCCCCGGTAATTCCGGCTACAATACTTTGGGAATTGCCGTTAGCAAGCTGCACCGTTCCGGCGGTAATAATACCCTTGTCGATGGTTACTTGGGTGTTGTCGTAAAAGGTGGCTTCCGCCCAATCGTTCGCGTTGTAGCCGGAGGCACGGGCGGCAATAGCGCGGTATAGGTCTTTACGGGCTACGCCTGTGCTATCCGTCCACGAACGTAGCCACAGGTCGCCAATGTCGTAAGGCCCGTAAGGTGTGCTTACGAATACTTGCCTTTTGCGGTCGGCTGTGTCCTGTGCGTTGTTGGCGGCTTCGTAGGCGTCTATTGCTTTTTGGTCTTGTATAGTAGTCCAATAATGACCATACCCCGTTTCTGTTAATCCTGTTTGTCCGTTAGTATAGCTATATGTCGTTTCGGAATAACGCTTTAACGTATGCGTAGAACCATTATACCACATATCGCCGACGTGCTTACGTCTTTCGGCGGTCGTAGTCCACGCGGTAGACGGGTCGGTAGTCTGAAACCAACTTTCTATTTTCCCGTCTATTTGTCCTTCTATGTCGTTGACGGTAGGAAGAAAGTTATAATTTATGAAGTTCGTTAACGCCGAGTTGTCGGTGTACTTGCTTGCCTTCTCCCAATCGCCGGAATTGAAGGCCCCGGTAAGACGTTCCGTTTTACAGCGTAGTATGTCGCCCGTGCTTCCCTGTACCCACAAATCGCCGACGTGATAAGGGGTGTAAGGCGTGGAAACGAAAATTTTAGCCTTATCGTTGGCGGCGTCGAGGGCGTCCTGTGCCAACGCTAACGCTTGGGCTAACTCGGTGTCTTCAAGTTCTTGCCAATAGTAGCGCAGTCCTCGCGCTGCTCCGGGGCGCGGGGAAACTAAGCCTTTGACGTATCGCCAAACCTTGCCGGACGTGGTGTTATAGTAAAGGTCGCCGAGGTGCTTTTCCTTCTCGTTGTTATTCCCGGCGGCTGTGTCTGCTTCCGCCCATTCCTTAGCGGGTTCGTTTGCTTCGGCTAACGGCGCGGTATTCAACGGCGAAGGATCCACTTCGTAAAACCATTGTTCTATAACTCCGTCTAACTGCCCTTGAAGGTCGCCCAATATGCCGGGCAGCGTGTTGTTGATGTAGTCTTTAAGTTCGTCGGTCTTCTCCTGTACGTCTGTAAGGTCGTGGTATTTGCCGTCTGTGCCGACGAAGCGAATAACGCCGCCTATCTCGTCGTTATCCAAATCGAAGTAACACTTACCGCCGCCGCTGCTCTCTATTCGCCCGGTACGAAGGAAACGCCCGTTTATAGTCGTGCTTCCGTAGGTAAGGCTTACCAATCGGCCGGGGTTCTTGCCCCCGGCGTCGGTTACGACGCTGTTAAGAACTCCTATAAGGAAGTTGTAATATCCGGCTTCCTGTTCCACCTTTATGGCCTGCGTGGAAAGGATAATTTGTCCGCCCCCGCCCGTGGTGGAACATTTGGCGTAAATGAAGTAGGCGGCCGACGGATTAAGCCCGGAATAGGTCGCCGACGATAATACCCACGTCCTTATAGTTTCTTCTATGGCGTAATGAATAAGCCGCCCGTTTGAAACATAAAGCGTGTTCGGGTTCTTGTTATAGTTCGGTTGGAACGTAATGTTTTGGAGCGTGAACTGGGTAGACTTCGCGCCAACGCTCAACATTTGCGTTTCAATCGAAAGGGGCTTTATTTTCTCGCTGTAATAGTCGCCTTCCGGGTCAAAAACCATGTTTAGCAGCTCTTGGGTCGCAAGCCAACGGCGGCGGGCCTTCGCGGGGTCTGCTAACTTGTTTATGGTTATAACTTCGTTAATGTCCTCAATCTCGTTAAGGACGCGGACGGTAGTAGACTTCGTTACGGTGTCGCTTAGGGTAATGTCGTAGGAGTGCCGCTTCAATAGGTTGCGTTCTATCCTAACAATTCGTACCGCCTTGCTTACGCCGATGTCCTCGTCCTCGACGTTAATATAGTCGCCGACGTGCAAAATTTCGGTTTCCACCTCGCGCCCAAACATAGCCGTAAAGAAGTCTTCCGCTATGGTAAGTTTATAACTTACTTGTGGCTGGGTCATAGCCGGGAAGTCCTTGTTTGCCGCTTCTAAAAGTTTGTTTTGGGCGGCGATTATATAACTTTGGGGCAGTTGTATCTCGGTAATTATATACTCGTCGTTAACGCTAATTTGGAAGGCTCCGGCCGTAGCGGATGGGAATACCATACCGTTTTCGTCCGTGAAGCGTTTAAGTACGAAGGTTCGGGTAGCGTGGTCGTAGGAGTGTATGTCAAATTCGTAGCCCGCCAACTGCCCGGTTTGGAATTTGACTTTTGCGGCTACGTCGCCCAATAGGTAAAGGGTGCTTCCGTCGGATCCTTTGGCGTTAAGGTCGAACATGGCGTTATCCCCCTGCGTGGTGTCCGAAAAGGTTATTTCGTCCGGGCCGAGTGCTGTTACCTTGCCGACGCGCTCCGGCTTAATGTCGTATATCTTTTCGTTTTCCTTCGTGCCGTACTTCGCTTTCGCGGTGGCGTCCTCTAAGTATGAAGTAAGGCGGTCGGTATCGGGAAGGCACAGGCGCGTATGCCCGTAGTTCCGTCCGAGGTTATCCTGGCTCCCGTAGACGAAAAGGCGGGTAGTTATCCCGGCGTTGTTGACGTTGGTACGTTTAAGGCTGTAAAGCCCTTTACCTCGCCCGTAACGAAGTGTAAACGGGTGGGTAATTCCGGCCTTCTCCTTAATGTTGATTGTATTGAAGCCGTCGCCGGGCGTTATCTCAAATTCTACGCCCCATTCGCTACAAATGTCTTGAAGGACTTGTAGGCAGTTCCGGCTTGCCGTATTTATGTTTTTGTAGGCGGTCGCTCCTGTCGCCGGGCAGTCGCCTAAATGCCACTTATTCGGCTGTACGCGGTTGGCGTTCCATACTAATACGGTCAAATGTCCGCGTAGGTCGCTGTAATAGGTGTCGCCGTAAGCGTCCGGGGGCAGCTTATATTGGGCGTCTATTAAATCGTACTGCAGGCCTTCAAACGTGATGTCGTACTCAAAGCGCCGTTGCCCGTTTTTCGTGGGCTGCGGCAGTTGGTTCGCCTTGTAGGTGCGCCCGTAGACTTCTATACGGTCGCCTATGCCGACGGGAAGGGGTACGGCTGACGAAACGCCAATAGTTACCGCGTCATCGGAAAGTAAGGCGGTTTTTTGGGTCGCCTTACTGATTCCGCTGACGTTCTTACGGCTGAAAAGCGGCGTTTCGCTTCCGTCCGCGTGGTGGATTATAATCTGTTCCATACGATGATGCCGTTGGTGGAAAAGTCGGTTATTTCCTCGACTACTCCGGCGACAATGACGTAGTAAACGCCGTTTTCGGCGTAGGTGTGTTTTAGCGTCTTAGTCCCGGTATAGTCGCCGTAGATGTCTTCGCTAACGCTCCCGTCGCCCCAATAAACCGTAACTACTTTGTCGGTCTTCAGGGCTATGGTAACTTCGCGGCTCGCGTAATTTATTCGTTGGTGGCGAACTACGCGCTTCACGGGGTCGGGTTCGCGTAGTTTAAGGCTAAAAGTGCCTATCATCTTGTCGTCGTGCCAACGCTTAGACGGGGCTACGCCGTCGGAAGCGTAGACTTCGTAAAGTAGCGGCTTCGTCGGGTGGATGCTTATCATAAGCCGGGCGGTTCCGTCGGCTTGTAGAAGTTCGTAAAGTCGGTTCATTCGCTCCACGAAGTCTATTTTACCCGAAGCCTTGCACCAGCAATTAAGCGTTATTTCGCGTTCCTCGTATCGCTTGTTTGACAGGTCTACTACTTTGCCGTGGTAGTCGGGCCAATCAATCGAAGCCGCCATTTTTAACTTCGGTTGGTCTAAGACGCCCGTAGAACTTTCCACCCTTATACCGAGGTCGCGGAAGTTGACCCCACTAAGGTAGTATTCAAGTTGCGAAACATTGTTAAGGCTCTCGGCTATATCGTTGTCCGAAAGGGCGACGTTATAAACCTTCACTTCGTCCACATCCGCGTAGGCGTATTCGGTGCCGTAGACGTCTTGAATAAGGGCCAACCCGGTAAGCGTTCCGGGAAGGGTAACGCTACTTACGCGCTGCGTGTCTAAGTAAAGCGTTACGGTATTGCCCGCCTTCTTGATGGTTATGAAGCCCCAACTTTCCGGGATAACGTCTATCCAAATTATGCGGCTTCCTTCTAATTGGTCGGTATTGCAGAACATACCTATTCGGCGGCCGGTTACTCCGTCGGCGTATTCGTTCACCTTGACCCACGCCAAAATAGTAAAGTTGCCGCTTAGGGGTATCACGTTCGCCGGAACTTCCGCGTAGCCTTCGCCGGGGAAGCGTATGCAGTTGCCCTGTTTGCCCGCCACGAAAGGACAGCCCGTTATTTCGGCGTCGTGGCGGTTAGCCGCGAAGTCGTAGGCTACGGTAGAACCGTCCGCTTCGTCGAAGGGAAGGTTTAATATTAAGTTCTGTTCTAATGCCATATTACTTTCGTTTGTCGGTTGTTTTTATGGTCGCTTGCTCCGAGGCCTGGGTTCTGCACTCTCCGCCGTGAAGGATGACGCTTACCCGTGCGTTGTCGCTTGCTATTACTTCCACCTTCGCGCCGCCGGAAATGCTGACGACGACAAAGGCGTTATCTTTTGCCGTGATGGTTATCTCGCTTTCGCCACGCGCCGAAACGGTGGCGGCATCGAAGTTACTATATTCCGCCTTCCCGGTAGCTCGGTCGAAGGCGATAACACTTCGTAGACTTTTCGCCGCTACCTTGTCGTCGGCGCAATAGACGCCGAAGCGGGCGCGTATGTCGGCGAACTCCGCCCGAAGTTCCGGCGAAGGGTAGTTATTTTCTTCGCAGAAGTCCTGGCCCTTGATGAAAAGGGTTATAAGGCGTTCTTTGGAAGAAGCCTTTAATATGAAGTCGTACCACTCCGAACAAATACCCGCCGCCTTCGCTTCGGCTGCTAATCGTTGTTTAAGTTCTTGTAGTTGCATTTTGCTGTTGTGTTAGTTGGTTATCCCTTGGCTTCGTAGGTCGTCGCCGTCGTCTATTCCCAAACGGTTAAGTATGGATAGAAGGCTTCCGGCTATGTTCCCTAATCGGTTATCCATGCTTGAAAGGTGGATAAGCTGCTGCCTAAAAATTTCAATGGCTATAACTTGGTTCTGCCTTACGGCGTTGGTCTGCCCGGCCAATAGGTCTATACTTTCTTGGCTTGCTCCCTTTATTGCACCGCTTAGGCTTGTCGGGTCGCTTTCGTCCAATTCGGCGAATAGGTCTTTATACATATCCATTGCCGCCTTGAAGTTCTGCCCGGCTGCGGCTACCGCAGCCTTAAAGCGGTCTTGTTCGGCTTGGGTTAGTCCGTCGAAACTGCCGTTTCCTTCTGCGTCGAAGCCCATATCTTTTTGAAGCTGCTTAATTGCGTTCTGCAATGGCTTCTCCAAAAATTGAAGTTTTAGGGCGTTGGAAACAGCGTTTTTAAGCACGTTGTCGGCTACGTCGCCGAATACCTTTGCAGCGTCCTCTCCGCTCTCGAAGGCTTCTATAAGTGCGTCCTTTAATTCGTTGGCTAAGTCCCCGGCGGAAGTTTGGGTAATGCTTTTCGTGATTTCGGCGATGATGTCCTCAATCTGTCGCCCGGCTTCGGCGTAGCGTTCTTGGAACTCCTCGACGCGTCCCCAATCGGTTTTCTTCTTGGAGATTTCGTCGTTAATCATTCCTTGTATTTCGTTCTGCTGCTGCCGTAGGTTCTGAATTAACGCGCTTTGGTTTTGGTAGACGGTTTCGCCGAGGGCTTTGTCTACGGCGTGTTCCAATGCTGTATAGGCACGTCCCAACCGGGTAAGGGCTTCTTCATGCTTCTTAATTGACTTTTCGGCCTTGCGGTCGCGGCTGTTAAATAGGTCGAAGGCTGACGACAAAAAGCCTATGGATCCTTGAATAATGCTTAACGGGTTGGCGGTGGCTATGCCTGTGGCAATTTGAGAGGCCCCGTCCAACATTCCGCCTATGTCGCCTAATATGGCTTCCGTTTCCTCGTCCATGCTAATACCCATTTTCTTTATGCCGTTTGTCACACTTCCGAAGCACGACGAAAGGAAGGTTAGGCTACTGCCGAGGTCGCCGAAGGCTTCCTTAAAGCCCGCGCCGACGCTCTTTGCTACGCCTGTTTCTTTGTTAAGGGCGGCGTTCAATATATCGAGCTGCTCCTGTCCTTCTATGGTAAGTTCGCCCTTAATTTTAAGTCCGTTAAGGGTGGCTATTTTCTTGCGGAGCATATCGACGTAACTACTACCTTCCGCCAATAGGTCGGCGTAGGCTTCCTTCGCGGCTCCGGCTAATGTGGTGTCGCTGCTGTTTATAGCGTCGGTATAGTCGGCGTATTGCTTCTTCTTTTCTTCCAACGACTTTACAAAGGGGTCGTCGCTGTCTAATAACTTTTCCGCCTTCATAGCGGCGCGAAGTTCGCTTAGGCTTTGGCGAAGGGCCAGGAAGGGGTTACGGGTGGCTAACTCGTTCTTCGCCTTTTGTAGTTGGTCGTTAATGGCTTTAAGGTCGGCGGGGTTGAACTCTGCCGAAAGGTTGATTTTCCGGCTGTTGATGTCGTTCAAAAGTCGGTTAATCGTGGTCGTACTGAGCCGGGAAATGTCGCTAAACAACTGCCCCCAACTCTCGGAAGCCATAAGACGCTGCGCCGCCAATTTGGAAAGTTCACTTTGTTGCTTGGCGTTAATCTGCGCTATCATGGAAGCGTTGCCCTGTTGCTCGGCTAATGCACGTTGGGCGGCGTACTTTTCAAGTATCGCGGTTTCCTGTTCTTGGTAGGTCTTATATTCTTCTAAAAGTGTGTCGTATTGTTCGCTACCGCTTCGTTTGGAGTATTCCTCGCGCTTCTTTTCAAGCGCGGCTAATGCGGCTTCGGCTACTTGGCGTTCTGCGTCCGTGGCTGATTCTGCGGCTTGACGGCTTAAAAGTTCCTTCTTCCGGGCGTAACTTTCTTCAAAGTCTATCTTCTCTTGAAGGTAGCCCGCGTATTCCTGTAACAAAGCCTTCGTTTCTTCCTTCGCCTGTTGGCGTGTGTCTGCTTCGGCGGTGTTAAGGATTTCCGCCTTCGCGTTATCCACGTCGGAATTATCCCCGGAAAGTTCGGAACGTCGGCGTTCAATGGTCGCCAACATTTCGCTAATGGTCTTGCACTGGGCTAACTCCTGTTGTAGTTGTGTGTCGAAGGCTGAAATAACCGATTCGCGGGTGGCGTTGGCTATCTCGTTGTTAAGGGTTGTCAGGTTCTTTAAGTCGGCGGCGGTTTTTGTGGTCTTGGCTTCAATAGCGGCGCGTTGGTTCTCCAAATATTGCAGATAGCTACTGCCTTCCTTCAATAAGGGCGCGAACTCGGAAGCGGCGGCGTTCCTTACGGTTTCGTCGCTGCTTGTTATCCACTTCAAATATTTTTCGTAAAGTCCTTTTCGTGTTGCTAACTGCTCGGCGAAGGGGTCTTTTTCATTTTTGCTACTGCTTCCTGCACTTGAACCGTTCCCGTTTGGTTTATTGGATCCTTTGGTGCGAAGTATGTCTAATTCTTTTAATTCTTTTTCTGTTAGTGCTATCTGCTGCCTTGTATAGCCTACGGTTTTGTCTAATTCGGCTTGTGCTTCGCTGTGGATTCTTTGGTTCGTGCTTCGGGCTTGACTTACACGGTACGCATTAATAGCGTCTATGGCCTTTTGGGTTAATTTGAAGTCGCCGCCGCTCATCGTGTACCATTCGTTATCTTTGTTATATGCGTCACCCGATGCGCTGACCGCTCCGGCGGCCTTCATAGCCGCCACGAGGTCTTTTTGGTCTTGTGTCCCTTGCTTAATTATATTTCCTACCTTGGTGTAGAAGCCTCCCCCGGCCACGCTTTGGTCGGCGGCTATAATTCGTTGGTAATATTGTTCGTAAGCCTTCATTTGAAGTTCTTGAAGGGCTAATGCCTTAGCGCGAAGTTCCAACGCCTTAACAACGGACTTGGTATTTTTTATAAATACATTGTCCGCGTCCGTAAGGTTATTAACGGAAAGGGAAAGGCTATCAAATTCGGAAGCGTTGTTTTTAATCCATTCTTGTTTCTCTGCTGCTGACTTCAAGTTATTGTATTCATCGCGTAGGCGTTGGTATTTACCCACTAAGTCCGCGCTTTTTGATGCGGTGGATTTGTGGTACTCATCAAAAACTTTTTTTGCTTCTTCGTTTGCCTTTGTCGCGTCTTTTGCCTTACTGCTATATTTATCCCAAAGATATATAGCGGCGGTAATGGCTACCGATAAACCAAACGTTAAAGTAGCCATCAATGCTTTTGCGGCCACGACTGAGCCGCCCAAAGCCACGGTTAAGCGGTTGGTTGCTGCGGATAACAACTCCTTCGCCTTGGCGACGGTTACAAGCATAAACGCGCTATCCTTGTTTAAGGCGTTCGCTACTTGCTGCAAACCCATTGTTATGGACATAAGGGCCTGCACCTTCAACATTATTTTTTGAAGGTTTTCGTTTTCTCCGGCGAAAAGGGCTACCGCGCCTTGTGCCGTGCTGAACGCTCCGGCTACGCCACTAAGTCCGGCTATCATTCCTTGAAGCCCGGCGTTATCGTGGCTAAATATTCGGGCCTGTGTCTGTGCGTCGCCTATGGCGTTGGCAAGTCGCCCGGCTTCCTGTTGCAACTTTCGGAAGGTGTCCGTTCCGCGTAGCCCGGCTTCTTCCATTTGTCCTAACTGCTCCCGGACGTTGCGGAGCTGCGTCCTTAACGAAATTTGGGCGTTGGCGTTGTTTCGGGCGGCTTCCTCTGCCTTCCTTAACTGCTGTTCCTCGCGTAGAAGTGCGTCGGCTTGCTTTCCGGCTTCGTCTATGACGGTTTGGCGTAGGGTTATTTCTTCGCGGAGTTGGGCTTGTTTGGTTTGAAGGGCTGCCGCTTCTTCCTTATGCCCTGCCGAAAGTGCCTTAGACGCTTCCACACCGAGCCGCTTGTATTCGGCTTCCAACTCGGCAATAGCCGCCTTATTGGTGTCTACTACCACGTCTATTTGTGCAAAGGCTTTGTCTATGGCTTGGGCGGCGCGTGTAAAGGCCCCGTCCATCTGCTTACCGCCTAAAACGGCCGCGCCTTGGAACTCCTGTATAGCCTTCTTACTCTCGTTAAGAACGCTAATAAGTTGCTTGTTGTTACCGGAAATGTCAAACGACAGCCCGCCGCCTTGAATATTCATCGGTTTCTGCTGTTTATAAGGTTCATAAGTTGCTCGGCGTTGTCGTCGGTAAGGGCTATTTCGGTATCGTCGCCGCCGGACGTTCCGGGGGTGGTGCTTCCCTTGCCCTTGTCGTCAATGCCGGGCGCGTCTATCATCATTCTCAAAACCTCGCCCCACGAAATACCGTGTAGCAAGTAGTCCAATGTCCAACCGAAGTGAGCGCAGACGGAACCCCGGCGGCCTTGTGGACTTTTTAACCCTGTTGCTCTATACGTGTCGTTTCCGGGTCGCTTGTTCGCGCTGCGCTCATCAACCGCATAGAGTTTACAAAATCCCCTAAATTGCTTACGTTGGTTACTATAATCGCCAAAGTAAGAAGTTCGGAAGGTTTAAGGGTGTGGAAGAAAAGCCGTGTAAGGTCGCGTAGAGCCTTCTTGTCTTCCTTCCGGCGGTAGGTCGTGCCGTCGTAGGTGGCTATATAGTAGTCTTCGCCCAATACGGCGACGGCTACCGCTTCGGCAAGTTTGGCGGCTTCCTTGCTTGCCAAAGCGCGGGCGGTGCGTAAATAATCGTCGTCGCCTAACTTGGTTTCGTCTATCTCCATTTGAAGCCAAAGAAGGCTAAGACGGTCTAAGGTGGCTAACGTCGGTTCTTTAATCTTGTACGCCCTCGTTTCGGTTATCTTCTCCCGGCGACGGAAGAAGCCCCAAAAACCGGGCTTGCGGCGGTAGTGTGTTACCTCTATATCGAAGTCCACCCCTTCGCCTATCATTTTGCGCAGTTCCGCTTGTTCACGGTTCAACGCTTCTATTTTGTCGTCCTGTGGCATGGTCTTAATAATTGGGAAGGCCCCGGAACAATGTAGCGGGGCCTTCCGGGTTTGGTGTAAATGTGCGGGGCTGCTCGGTTAGGTCGTCTTCTTGATGACGGTAACGTACAACTTTTTAAGCCTGTCGGTATGGGGCTTCTGAACGGTGGCGGTAACTTCAAGAAGAAGGAGGCCTTTCTTGGAAAATTCGCCGTTGAACTTCGCCTTAATCTTGGCGCGGGGAACTTGAAACTTCAAGCCCTTGCGCGGAATGATGATAAGCGATTCTTCAATGTCGGCGGTAGCGTCGGGGTAGGCGTAAATGTCTGCCGCAATTTCGCCGCCGAAAAGACGTTTAAGACAGGCGAGGTCGGGGTTCATGATGGAAAAGGCAAACGTAGTTTTCCCGGTCTTGGTTATGATTTCTTCCGGGTCGTCGTTTTCCTCGGAGTAAAACTCCGTTTCCTCGCCGTCTTCCTGTGTCATCTTCGCTGTGTCTTGGTAGGTCAGGCCGTAACGGGTATAGCCCGTTTCGTTGAAGTCGCCCTTTGCGGGTTCTCCTGTCTTGCCGAGAATGGCCGACAAACCTAATGTTATAGTAGACATAGGGGTATGGTGTTAAATTGTTAATGTATATTCCAGCTTATTCTCAAATTGCGGTAGTGCTGCTTTACCTCAATCTCTTTTATCGTGGTGTCGTTCTCAATCCAATATTCTAAGTCGGCTACGTTCTGTTCGTCCAAATAGGCTACAAGCGCGTCGCCAATGGTGCGTAGGCGTTCCCGGTCGGCTTTGCGCTGTTCCCGTCCGCGTATCTTTACTTTCTTGTCGGAAACAAAGATATTCACGTTGGAAGTACCCGTTTGGGGCTTTTCGTGCGTTACGGCTATCGTGTTTATTACGATGTCTTCCGCTTCGCTGTCGTCGGGTCGCTCCCCTTGGACGAATACGCCCCCGGAAATTTTGACTTTCCCGGAAGTAACGGCTTCCTGTACCAACTTGTAGAGGATGTCGTCCGTGTCTATGCTGCTGCAATGTTTCACTACTTGAAGGCGTTTTTAATGTTCGTAACTAAGTCGGCTAAGTGTTTGGCTACCTCCTTTTCGGCAAATTTTTCGGCGGAAGTCAATACGTCGCGGCCTTTGCTCTCGACGTGAACGGCGTAGTTCATACCCGCCACGACTACCAAAGCGTAGCCTTCGGTCTTGCTTCCCACTTGTAAGGCTAACCGCTGCCCTTCGTTAACTCCGGCATGTCCGCCCTTGACTGCGGCAAAAGCCACGTTTACGGGCTTACCGTCCACCAATACGACGTAGCCAATAGATGAGCGTAGGTTTCCCGTGCGGTCTTTGAAGCCACGTTCCGGCGGTATCATCTTCGCTAACTTTACGGCTTCTTCGCCTACGCGGGTAAGGCTTTCTATTAGCTGCCTATCCACTTCGGCTAACAACGCCTTAAAGGTCGCGTCTATGTCGTTAATATTGAAGTTCGCGCTTATACCCATAGCCTACAATGAAGTCGCCCTTTATCGAATTTCAAGCACTCGCCAATAATCCTAACTGCTCCTTCCGCCTGTGCGTCCTGTAAGGCTTCGTCGGTAAGCTCTGACGGTAGCAGTTCGCGGTCGGCTGCGGCCACTTCCTGGCCCAATCCTACGCGCTCCGTTCCCGCCGGAAGTTGGATAAGGGAAGCGAATGTTATAAACCTACCGTTCGCCGCCTGTATCTGCGTTCCCTTGCCGTTGGTTTCTTCCCGGCATGAAGCGTGAAGTTTCCACGCTGCCCCGGTTGTCTGCCAACTGCCGTTAGCGTCCTGTACTGCTTCCCCGCCGCTGTTGCGGACGTAAAGGAAGTGCGGGTATTGGTTGTTTATAATGTCTTGAATTGCTACCATATCCGGCTTCGGTTTTTAACCTTCGGCGCGTTGGCGGGTGTTATCCCCAATTCGCCGCAAGTTTGATTATACCAAAACTTAATAGCGTCCCAATTCCACGAAACGGAATAGCCGCCTTCGCTGACGTTCGCCAACGGTATAATAGAGCCGAACTCTTTACAAAGGGCGGTTTTCGCCGTCCTTACGTCTACTTCGGCTTCGGGGTCGGGAATTAGCCCGGCTTGGTTGGCTAAAATCAGTTCCGCGTCTGCTGCGGCTACGCCGAAGCGGGAAGCGGTGCGGGTTATCCATTCTTTGTAGGTCATCGTTGGAAGGGGTTAAGCCGGGAAGTTCCGTTACGTCGTGTTCTTGCCGATAACGACAGCCGGGTCGGGCTAACTGCACTTACGAGGTGCAAAGAAGCACGACGCGCCGAAACTCCCCGGACGGTTAGGGTTAGTGGTTCCACTTATTAGCGTCGGTAGACATAAGCCAACTATCGGATGAAGTTTCCCACGCGGGGAAGGCGTTAGCAATACCCATCGTCACTTCTTCAAGCGGTTCCTCGTTGGCGAACTTCTTAATAAGGGTGTGGCCGTTGAGGGTCTTGAGGGCTACCGAACCCTTTACGTTAAGGTCGGCGGGACGTTTCCAGAAGGTATGGCCCAAAACCTTGCTTGCGCTGAACATTACCACGTCGTTAACGAAGGGGTTGCCACTGAACGGGCGGCTTCCGTCGCCTAATTCGATGGTTATGTCTTGGTCGATGACAATGATTTGAAGCCCGTAAAGGTAGGAAAGTCCACGAAGGGCGGTGTTTACCTGTTCGAGGCTCGGTGTCTGCTGAACGCCGAGTGCGTTGGCGGCGAAGGAAGCACACGTTTTCTGCACTTCTTCGGTTTCCGTGAAGGTGGCGAAGGTTTCCGTAGACATAAAGGCGTACTTCAACGTAACGCCCTTCTTCTTGGCGGATTTTACAACAGCCTTGAAGTCCTTTGTAATAGGACGGGCGGCGGTAGAATTAGCCCACGAAGCGGAACCGGTTTGGAAGCCTACCTTTTGTTCTTCGGGGATAAGGTAGTCTACATCGTATTCGGTAAGTACCGAAGTGTTGTTTTCGTTGGTAAGCGTAATTTTGCCGAGCGAAATGGACTGCAACGCTATCCACTCCAAACGGGCGGCTACGCCGTCCCAACAAAATTTAGTATCTTCGGCCCACGCTTCCACAAGTGCGCGAAGGTCGGGGTTCTTCGACGTGCGGGCTATCATAAGTTCGTAGTCGTCGAGTTCTTCCTCGTTCTTGGTGCGCTTAATGGCAATTTTGGGGATGTCGCCCTGAATACGGGCTATTGCCTCGCGGGTCTTTTTGTCAATGGTTGCGCCACGGGCTACGAGGTCGGCAGCAATTTTAAGCCCTATTCGCGTTTCCAACGCCTTCCACGTTAGGGAGTAATTCTCCTTCAACGGGAAAAGTGTAGGATAGTAGAAGGGTTTAAGGTCGTAGGTCTTGACTACGCCCGCCATATCCTGTTCGTTAAGCCCCTGCATTAAAGTAGGTATCATAACTTATTGTTGTGGCTTGTTGGTTAGATGAATTTAATTGTAGGAAGGGCGGCTTTAATCGCGTCGCTAATCGGGGGGCAAAGCGCGGTTTTGAACTGCCCGAAGGTTACGGCCGGGACGGGGGTGTTAGTAAGTGCTTCCACCGGGTAAGAGTCGCCGACGCAAGCGAAGGGGGCGTATTTGAACGCCGAAACGGTTGCGCTTTCTTCTTTGGCCTGGGTAAGCACTCCACCGACGGGAATAGCCGCGCCGAGGGTTGTTCCTACGGTTACGGTGTCGTGGGTCTTGGCGGTGGTGTCAATGGCTGTAATAGCGTATGACTTCGCGCCCGTCTTGAACATCACGAAGTCGCCTACTTTGAAGTGGTGCCCCTTGGCTACCTTGTAGGCGGTGGCGGTGCTTGTGGCGGCTTCCGTTACTTCTGCCGTCTTGACGAGGTGGTAAATACCCGCTTCGTCGGGGGAAATAACGGAACCTTCACGAAGGGGAACGCCGGGGATAAGGTCGGCGACGCTAACGGTTACACCGTTGGGAACGTCGGCGAGGTTGTGCGTACAGGCGTGGGCGGTTCGCTCGTCCTGTTTGCGTGTGTATCGCATAAATCCCATTTTCGTTGTCGGTTTAGGGGGTTGTTAAATTTCCTTCCCTGTAAGGGTCGGGTTGTTGTCACTCTGCGAAGCGATGTAGTCTGCTACGCCTTGGCTAATACCTTCTTTAGTCACGGCTCCAAAGAGGGGCTTATCGTGGCCTTGCAGTCCTTTGTCGCTTTGCTCCTGTGCAATGCCGTCGAGGTCGGCCTGCACTTCGTTTAAGTACCCGTTAAAGTCGTCGTCGTCCTTGAAGGTGGGGGCTACGCGGTCGAAGCTGCGCAGCATCATTTCGCGCTGCTTGCCCTCAATCTTGGCGGCTTCCAACTTCGCTACAAATTGTTCACGGCGGGTGGCTGTGGTTTTCTCGGCACGTAGGCTGTCGTAGCCTTCGCGTATTGCCTTGTTTTCCTCGCGGATAATTTCGCGTATCTGCTCGGCTGTCAATGCTCCCGCCGGGGCCGGTGGTGTCTGCTGTCCGGGCTGAGGTTCGCCGCCGGGCTGTTCCTTCTCCTTGAAGTCGTACTTACGTCTAAGGCCTTCTTCGTGGGTCTTGTTTGCCTTGGCTATCTCCGCGTCGGTTCGGCTTCGGTAGTCCTTAACGAATTTGCTAACCTTGTCGGCGGTAAGATTCCCTACGACTTCGGTCGCTTCTTCAATGGTCGCGGCGTTTAAGCCTATGAAGGCCGCAAGCTGCGTTAAACCGTCTTTTCGCTCGCCTGCAAATTTTTCCTGCAGTAGTGCTAAAATTGCTAATGTTAATTCGTCCATAAAATTTGTAGTGGGGGTTACTTAAACATAGCGCAAAGTTAGCGTATTACCTTAATACAAGTTTGAATAAGGGACGGCAAACACTTCGCCGAAACTTCCAACGCTCGGCGGCGGTTGCCGTACACTTTGTTAGCCTTTTATATGCGGAATGTGAATTATTTGCAGTAACTTTGCGGTGTTGCCGGGGAAAAATCCGGCGACTTATCGAAGAAGCGATAGGTTCTTAGTATTTGAAAATCGCCAAATTAACAAATTACGAAGAATGAACCTAAGCGCGTAGCGTCGTATATCCTTACCACGATATACCGATGAAGCGCGGCTATACGGTTTGTTTTCGTAAGGCGTTTGGCGATGCCGCAAATACTCAAACCTATATAGTCCGCGCTTTTTTCGTGCGTTTAACCCTGCCACTTCGGGCGGTGGCGCAAAGTTACTCAATTTATGAAGAAGTTGTTACTTTGTGCGCTCCTTCCTTCGGTGCTGCTGTGTGGGTGTTCCTCTGACGACGAGCCAAACGGCGGAAGCCACTACACCGAAAAACAGGAGAAGGTCTTCGCTATCTTTAACGGTACTTGGGCCGATTACCAATTTTCAAACCTCGGTAGTTATCCGGGGGCAAACCTTCAACCCGAACCCGATAAAATTGTATTCGGGTCGCACTACTCAACCGAAAAGGAAATTAAGAAAAGTTCCTATATCGACGGGGAAACTACCGCCTTCTATGCACAGGGCGAATGTACCTACTATTCGGTTGCCTATAAGGGGCAGCCTTACGAAGCGGTTAAGTGTTATTACAATGTAGCCCCGTCCGCTACTATCCTTTCGTTGTGGGAAGTGGAAGATAATACAATGTTCCACGCCTACGACTTGAAAGTAGTTAGCGAAACGGAATTTAACCTTTACCAATCCGGCATAACACTTCCCTATATCTTTAAGAAGCAATAACGACGTAATGGAAGCCGTATTATTATGGGTCGCCGCCCTGTGTTTCGGGGTGGCGTTCCTAATTGTTGTTGTCGCTCTAATTACGAAGCCCCGGCGTATGCGGAAGAAGGCGCAAAGGGAAGCCGAAGCACGGGCGAAGGAAGTAGCCGACATCTACGGGCGTGTGGCTGTTACCCGTGTGAAATTGGGCGGCTTGGAACGTGCTACCCGAATACTTGAAGAAGCCCGAAAGGAACGAAGCGTAACAAAGTAATACGAATTGAGTATTTTTCGCTATTGACTTTTTCGGTTGGTAACAATTAGTTACGCCCGTTCCACGTTATACGGTTACGGCTGTGCCTTGGTGGGTATGGTCTTCCCGGTTGTCGTGGTTGGCTGATTTGGATTGGGTGCGTTATTGTCGTATCTTTGCGTTTGAATTAAAGCCCATTACAACTATGGAAGAAAAGAACTTAACCCCCGCCGAATTGTTCTTTACGAAGAAGGCGGAATTTGAATACCGTATAACGGAAGCCGTTAAGCAATTCGCCGGGGCGTATGCCACGGACGTAAATATAGCCGTCGGCGTTTCTGTCGTTCCCGCTCTCGCTAATAGTGGCGACGTTGTAGACTGCCGAATTAGTAACGTAACAATCGAAGCCAAATATAGCCAAAATGGATAACTATATACCTCGAATAAACCCAATGCTACGGCGTAAGTGTACTGAAATAATGGACGAATACGCTAAAACAATACTTCCCGAAATTCGCTATTCGGGTATTACTTCCGCGTTGGCAAAGGTTAGTATTAGCCACGGTAAAGCCCGGCGCGAAGCACTCCGCGAACTTGACCGGGTTGTTACTTCCCTTTTCCCTTCCGCCGAAGGTGCGCCGCTTCCTTCCGAAGAAATTAACGGCGTGGCGGACGTTTTGGCCGGTGGTTTCGTCACTTATGACGGCGCAGCTAACGCCTTCGGTATCGGTCGTTATCCTTCGGACTATGCCCGCTTTGACACTAAATTTTAGACTATGAAAGTACCCCAAATAAACACTACGAAGGGCAAACAGCCCGTTACTGTTGTCCCCGATGAACTTCTTGTAGAAGGCTTCCTTTCGTCCGAAGGTGCGGACGCTGACGACGTGGACTTAGTGCGGCTTCTTGAATATGCCGAGCCGGACGCGAAGAAGAACGGCGCAATACTCCGGCGGTGCCTGGAAGGTAAAGCCCGGCTTCTTCCTGTATATCCGGGCGAAGGCGAAAAAGAGCCTAACGGCGCGAAGGTCGTAGGCTCTATTATGGACGGTTGCTTATACCTCGTTCCTCTTACTTGAGGCTTCTTATAAACGCTATCATTTCCGCGTATTCCGTAGGTAAATACTTTTGGAATACGCGGTTTCCTATAAATGCGTTTTCAAAACAATGGGCTATGTATTCGGCTTCGCTTTTACCTGCACCCTTGAAGTATTTTGTAGTATGACCCCAACCAACGGAAATAATAAGGCTTTTTAGGGTATCTTGGACGGCGGCTATTTGCTCTATTACGTCGTGTTTGGTTATTCCGCGCTTCGTAAATACTGCGTCGCTCATTGAGAATATCTTCTTATAAAGTCGGTCTAACCTTTCGGAAAGTACCTTAGCCTTCATTGCCTTTGTTTTCGTAGTTTCCGTAACATATTTCCTTTTATCCGGGTCGTATCGGCGTGTCGTCTTAGTCGTTTCCACTTTTTGACGAAGCCGGGCTATTTGTTTGGCGCGAAGGTCTTTTACTTCGGTGCTAAATCTTAAATTCCTTTGCCAATCTATGCCATGCCCGAACTCATGGTAAATAAGGGCGCGGCGGTAATATGGACTTTGTGAGCTGCGTGTGCCGCCGCTGTCAATATAAACGCGCTTTTCGGAAGGCATATAATAACTATTGTTTCCCGTCTTGCTATGGATTGTTAGCGGTATGGGGTGTTTCGGGTCTATAAGGTCGAAGAACTCCCGGCTATATTCGTAGTCGTCGCCGCGTAGCCACTTGCCGCCCTTCTCTAACTCCTTGGGCATATTGGGGGAATAATTGCCCTTCTTTCCTTTGGCTGCTGTCAATTTACCCGGAAGTGACGCGAAGAAGGCTTTTAGGCGGCTAATGCAGTCGCCGTAGTAGTTGGTTGTCTTTATGTCGTTGGCGTTAAGGGCCGCTTCAATCTCTTTAAGAAGGTCGGCGTACCCGGTCGCTTGTCCGGCGAAATCTTCCACCTCGCTACGGTAATGGATCCACTCGGTACGGCGGGCGGTTTGTTCTCCTTGAAGGCGTTTAATTTCTGCTTTTAGTCCTTCCCGGTCGCCGGACGTGCGTAACACGTCCAACGCTGAAACATCCAACCCGAAAGTATAAGCCCACATCTTGAAGTTCGCTATTTCGCGGTCGAACTCCGTACACGGTTCGGGCGGTTTCGCCGTGGTTCCCGGCATTTGTGTTTTCTGCGGTATGGACGGAAGCAAACCGCCGGAAATAACGCCGTTCTTGAAGTTGTCGCGTATGTAGTACGGCATAGCCTTCCAATTCTTAGAACGGTCGGCTATGGCTTCTATGTGGCTACGGAACACCGCCGGAACATCGCGGACGGTGCGACGGGAAGGAAGGCTTTTGTAGGTCTGCCCCCGGACTATGGCTTTTAATCGGTTCGCCCTCTCTTTGTTGAACTCGTCGTAGTCGGACATAATAGGCACGACAACGCAACGGCATTGCGGGTGCCAACCGAGGAACTTGAAAGTTTTGGGATAGTCGCCCGCCAACTCGTCGCAAATGTCGGTTAACGGTACGGTCTTCCCCTTGCTGTCCTTCGTAGTGTGGTTGTTGCTCAACATCACGCGGAAGCCTACGACAAAATCTAATTGTTGCCATCGTAAGTATTCGGCTTCCCTGTATGCCATATTTACTTCCGTCCGTGCCAAACGCTCGGCGTTCTTGGCTGCACTCCTGTAAACGCCTTGGCCGGGGTGGTACATCTTCGCCGCCTTACTAAGCCGAAGGTTTCCGCCCTTATCGCGGACGCGCCTAAATAATTTGTCCGGCTGTTGTAGGTATTGGCGAAGGTCGCGGGAGAGCTGCTGTGCGCTACGTCCTTCTCCTACGGCTACGTCTATACCCAATTCTAACGCCGTCTTAAATTCTTCCGTGTACTTCCATACGCGCTGACTAAGCCCCAAACCTCCGGCTTTACGCTGTTGGAAGGCTTGTAAGGCTTCGAGGTTCCGAGCTTGGTACTTCTCCGCTTCTTCCGGGGTTAGCCGGGACGTGCGAAGTATGGAACCTAAAAAAGCGTCGCTTTTGTCGCAGGCCGCTTGCCACTCCGTCCGCGTCCCGGTGTTTATAACGGCTTCTACCTTCTTCGTCAGTCGGGAAAGTATGCCTTCGGCTTGGCGACGTGTAGCCGGGAAGTCGTCGAAACTAAAAACGCCGTCTTCGGGTATGGTTATACGTCCGGCGGCGCGGGCTATCTCGTCGCAAGCGGTGTTATAGAGCCGTTCCACTTGGCGGGCGTACTGCCGCGTCTTAGCGTAGTGCCGGGCATCGAAGCCACGAAGTCGGACTATAAGGCGGTTTTCGGTATAATCGGGCATAAAGTTATTTTTTCGGAATTTCGCGTTTAAGCGCGTTCCGCTTCCGAGGTGGGTACTTTATCCATTCGGAAGGAAACGCGGCTTACACGCGGCTTAAAATGGCTTCCTTTGGTTTGTATTCTCCATAAATAGAGCGTATTACGGAATTTTAGGCGGGTTCGTGGGCTTAAAGGGTCGGTTCGCCTTCCGTCCATGCGTTGGCCCGGTCTTCTTCCGTTTGTATTTCGGCCTGTTCTACGTCCGGGTCTTCCGCCCAACCTAAACGGCGTATAGTCGTCTTTTGGCTTGCTATCGGCTTGCCGCCGTTGGCACCTTGGAGCATATTTATTTTCGCCTGTTCGTCCTCAATAATGTACGGCGTTATCCGGGGCGAAACAATAAGACGACGGGCGGCGGCTTTGTTCTTGACGTTAGCCGCGCCGAGGTAGGCTAACACTATGTTAGCACGGCGGGTTAAATAGTCGTCGAATACTTCCATTTTGTCCTGTACCTTTAAGTGTGCGTCCATAAATAGAAGTTGAAGGGCTACGCCGCTAACCGCGCCTATTCCCTTCACGCTATCAAAGGAAATATCGGGCGTTTGGGTAATGGTGTAAATCATTCGGAGAAGCGTGTCTATTTCCAACTTTACGCTTTCCGGGGCTTGCGCCCATGATAGGTAGGACGCTTCCGCGCCGTCCTCGGCTTCTATAATTGCCCCGGCTTCTCCCTTCCGGGCAAAGCCTAAAATCTTACCCTTTACAAAGATTTTCGGGCTTGCGTGGTAGTCGTTGGTGTCGGCGAAGTTGGAAAGTAACTTTTCCAAACGGTCGATAAGGCTCTGCACGTCTTCCCACTCTACGGCGGGTTGACTTCCGTACACTATGGGGATTTTGCCGATGGTTAGCTGCTTGGGGTAGCCTTCGACTAACTCCCAGTTCTTGGCTTCCGTCCCGGTCGGGCCTTCTGCTGTCCATATATAGTGCGCGTCCTTCGTGTAGGTTTCAAAGTATGTGCGCGTAGTCAGGTCGTCTGCCTTCTTCGTGAACTCACGGGAAAAGGCTATTAGGTCGCGGTTGTCGTCGAAGTATGGGTAAAGTTTATCCCCAAAGGCCGGACTAAACAGGGCTACGCGAAACTTCGTTTTTGTCGGGAAGCCGTAGAGGTCGTGCGTTTCCTCGGTTTCTACCGGGTACCAATATTCTGCTACCTCGGTAGAATTGAAAATACTACGGGCTACGCGGCGGTTAAGGGTTCTTTCCTTGACTTCGTGGAATACACGTTTAAGCGCGGCAAGTACCGCCTTTTCCTCGTCGCCCTGCGGGTCTGCATCGTAGGCGGGCGGGTTGCCGAAGGTAAACGCTACAGCGCGTTTCACTATCAACTTTTGAAGGGCTAACGCTATGCGGGCTACGGGTTCAATTCTAAACCCCTGTTCCGTGGTAAGCTCGGCGTTTACGTTGATGTTCTTGACTTGGCCGTATTCCTCGCTATCCTTGTCTATTACTACAAGTTTGTCCGGGCGTTTGCGCGGGTCGTTGATGTCGTGCTTTGCAGGGTCGTACTGCGCGGCGTACTGCTCCGAATTGGGAAGGGTTGTAATTCGCCCGTTTCTCAACTCGTTTATAGCTGCGGGGTAGTCGCCCGCTTTTAGTAGTTCGTCAATAGGTGGCATAGTCTATTGGGGTTTATGGGGTTAGAAAATTTGTTTTAATCTTGAAATACTTTGCTTCCCGTCGGGGCGTTTCTCCACCGTTCCCGTTAAAGCGTCCGGCGCGTCGTCGTGGGTGTTTCGTCCCTGCTTCTTGTATTGGGTTATAGCCTTGTGAAACTTCGGCCATAAGTGCGCCCACTCCTTCGGGAAGTGTGTAAGGTTCTGCACCTCGTTTGAGTGGCTGAATATTCGTATATCCTTGTTTTCGCCTTGGTGGAACCAGCGTACAACGGTACGGCGGTTTCCCAATATCCGGCAGTTTTCTTCTACCTTCCGGGCGAAGCCGCGCCCGCCGTTGTTGCTCTCTATTATCGCTTCCTCTACTTCCCACTTCGTAAGGATCCGCGCCGTTTCCGGCTCGGTCGTTTCCATTGCGGCCTGGGTATAGTACACGTCTAAAATGAAGTTGCCTATTTCCGTTTCGACGTAGACAATACAGCAAAGGAAGTCTTCGCCCGTGTCGGCGGTATCGACGTAGGCTTTTACTTTGTGCTTCTTGGTTACGGGCAATACTTCGTAGGTCTTAAACTCGCGTTCGTACATAAGCCCCGTTATCGGTCGGGGGTTCTGCATATACTGCGTTTCAAATACCCACCCGCTTTTTTCTTCCAATTCGTGAAGTTCGGCTAACGTGTGTTTGAACTCCCACAGCGGCCGCTCCTTGCCGTCGTCGTCAATCTCAATAACGGGAAGGCTCAATACTACCCATTCGTCCGGCTCCAACTTCTGCAAGTAGCCGCAAAGGTCGTCTTCGTCCAAACGCTGCATAATTATAATTATCGGCGTTTTTCGGCTGTTAACGCGGTTTCGTATGGTGGTTTCAAACTTTTGGTTTACCTTCTCGCGTATTTGTTCGCTTCGTGCGTCGTCCGGCTTAATAGGGTCGTCGATGACTATCGCGCCGCCGAACTCGTCCCCTTCGGAAGTAATGGCGGCTACCTCGTCGCCTAATTCCTCGTCTTCGTCCTTATCCACCAAACCCGCGCCGAAGCCTGTTACCTGTCCGGCTGATGAAACGGCGTAAAGTCCGCCCCCGGCTTTTGTAAACCATTTGCGGGTGTTTACGCTCGTCGGCATAGCGTCCGGGAACAATCGCCTATAACTCGGTTCGCGCAGAATTTCCTGTACTCCCCGGCTGTTGTCGCGGGCTAAGTCGTCCGAATAACTGAGGTGTATAAACTTCGCCTTCGGGTTAATGGCGAAGCCTTCCGCGATGAAGTTCTTAACCGCTAATTCGGTCTTGCCGTAGCGTGGTGCGATGTTTATTATAAGCCGGGTTATCTCGCCTTTTAATACCTTGTCTAAGGCTTCGGCTATCCTTTCGTGATGTTTGCCTACGACGAACTTACGCTTATACTTTTCTTTGAAAAAGAAGCGTGTAAAGTTTAGCGTTCCTTGGCGGATCCACGTCTTTATTACGTCTATGTCGCGGCAGAAGGACATTAGTATTTTTCGTTTAGGGTTTTGAATAGTTCGGCGGCTTCTTCCTTCGTAAGCGTCCGGGCCGGTATCAAGTCGCCGCCGTCCTTTCCTGTAAGTTCCATTCGCTGTGTGGGCTTGCCGTACTGCCTTTCGCGCAGCTTGTCTAACGTCGTGGTCTTGCCGTTCTTCATATCGCTAAGTATGGCCCGCGCTAATCCTTTGGGGTATATCGGGGCTTCCTCCCACTTTACAAGTAGTTGAAGGTCGGCGAAGGTAAAGGAAAGTATAGCGGCTTCCCATTCGTTAATCTCCACGGCGGAAAGGCTGTAAAACTTCTTCGCCTTCGCCTTGCTCCCGAATATCTTTACAAGCTGTTCGGGTACGCGGCTTTTGGGGCGGCCTTTGGGGTTGCCACTCTGTCCGGGTTTGAACTGATGCGGGGTTATGTTTTCGGGGTTTGGCATATCGCTGTTATTTTGTCGTTTTGTCGCTGTTCGGCTTTGAGGTTTGTTCTTTCTCCAAATGTTCAATAAACGCCCCTATTTCGGTTTGAAGGTCGCGTAGTTTATTTATGAAGTCGCCTATATCGTCCGAAAAGGTTTTATGTAGTCGTACCTTAGTCCGGCAGCTCGCAATTTCGATAAATGTATTCCGTTCTATTCCGTCCGAATATTCCGTTATCCCGTCGAAACATACCACGCTTCCCGTGCTTGGACTTGTCGGCGGGTTAAGCCATCGGCGTGTGCAATAAAATGTGTTATTATCCATCGTAACTCGTTTTTATTCTTCACTTGGGGCGAAGTTGCCTATTCGTTCCGCTTCGTCGCCTGTATATTCTTCCCACCGCTTTATTATCACGTCTATATAGGCGGGGTCTAATTCCACGGTATAACAAGAGCGGCCCAACTGCTCGGCCGCCATAAGGGTGCTTCCGCTTCCGCCGAATAGATCTAACACGACTTCGCCGGGGCGTGTGCTGTTCTTAATGGCGCGTCCCATCAGTTTTATAGGCTTCATCGTAGGGTGGTCGGCTGAACGTAGCGGCTTATCCTCGTGTATTGTCGTGGTCGGGGTGGCTTCGCCCAATAGCGAACGAAGAAGGGCTTTTAACTCGTCCTTCGTCATTGCGTCTATGTCCGGGGCTTCGTCCTCGGTTACGGTCAATAGGTCGCGGCGGTTTACGAAGAAGTGCGACGCGCCGGGCTTCCAACCGTATAGGCAGGGTTCGTGCTTCCATTGGTAGTCCTGTCGCCCTAATACCATGTTGTTTTTAACCCATATAAGTATCTGCTTCAACTCCCAACCCACGGACTTAACCGCCAATTTGAAGTTAAGCCCTTCCGTTCCGGCGTGCCAAATGTAGAACGCGCCGCCCTTCTTGAGGTAGCGGTTGGCGTTGTCGAAGGCGGCTTTAAGGAACTCTAAAAAGGCTTCGTCGCCCATCTTGTCGTTGGCGATGTCCTTTTGTACCCGGTTCCCCTTGTCGGCGGCGTTTAGGGCTTCGTTCTTGCTTGAATAATCCACGTTATAGGGCGGGTCGGTTAAGAATAGGTCTACTTTGCCTTCGCCTATCAGGATATCCAATACTTCCGGCTTCGTGCTGTCGCCACAGATTAGGCGGTGGTTTCCTAATTGGTAGATGTCGCCGTATTTCGCCTTCGGCTTGCTTGGTAGGTTTCCGGCTACGTCGTAATTGTCTTCTTCCGCTTCTTCTTCGGCTTGCCCTGTGTCAATGTCGGGAAGTTCCACAGCCCAACGGTCGAGGTCTTCTATTTCCCATTCGTTGGCTAAGTCGTCATAATCCCAATCGCCGAAGGCTACGTTATCCTTTATGACAATGGCGCGTAGTTTCTCCGGTGTTGTTTCCGGGGGGATTACTTTCGCTATTGTTTCCGTGTAGCCCAATTCTTTAAGGGCGCGGTAGCGCATATTTCCGCCTATAATGACGTTATGCCCGTCGTATTGGTAAATAAGCACTTCCCGAAGTGCCAACATTTCGGGGTCGTCCTGTATCGACGCTTTCAACTTTCTAAATTTTACGTCGTCCTTCATCATTCGCGGGTTCTTCGGAACTCCGGGAATTTGCCCTTTGTTCAGTTCCAAATCCGACAACTTCAATACGACGCTTTGCACCAACGGCGCGAGGGCCTTGGCGGGGGTAGCTGCTCCTTCCTGTGTTTTCTTCTTTGCCATAGTTTCCGGGGGTTAAGGGTTAGAAGGGCGCCGGGCCGCTGTGTCCGCCGCCGAAGGGGTCAGCCCAATACGCCATAGACGCGCCGCGCATACTCGCTGCCGTCGAACTCTGAATAGCGGAACCGTTGCCGCCGCTTCCTGTACTTCCGTTGTCTTCTGCCATTTTCGTGGGGTGTTAATCGTTAAACTTTTTCCGTATCAAGTCCGCCCATGCGTCTTTACCCCATACAGGCTTCCGTATGGTTTGGTAGCGTTCCAATATCCGGCTAAAAAATTCGTCGTAGAAGTCGTAAAGTTCCGGGCTTTCCTCTATCGTGAATTGCTCAATACTGCCGGAACTGCGTAGGTTCGCCGAGCCGTGGGCTATTATCTTCTTCCCGCCTAATGTTTCAAACTGCGCCGTTTTGGTGTGGACGTTCGCCACGGCTAATTGTAGACGGTTGTCTATATCCAAATGGCGGTAAATGTAGGGTATTAAAGCCCGTATCTCCATGTTGTAGAAGTACGCGCTTATTATTAGGTTCAATTCGTCTATATAGCCGTGGGTTATAAGGTTGTGTAGGCTGTCTATGTTGTTTTGGTTCATCGACAGCGTGGAAATTGTCAATTTCTTACACTTGGCGTTATTCCTCACTATGAAGGCTTCTAAGAAGTCGCCGAAAATGAACGAGCCGTTAACTATCACGTCGTAGCGGCTTCCCTCGGTCATCTCTATATCACGCGCCAATTTTACGGCGTTGTCGTACATAACGAAGTCCGGCTTACGGGTGTAAACCTTCGGCTTTATGTAGCGTGTTTCTTCCCCTTCGTCGTCGCTTAGAACGTCAAAGAGGGAAGTATCTACGTCGGGAAGGTCGAAGTTACCTATATCCCCTATGTCGAAGTTAAAGCCGTCTTCGTCGGCCTGGGTCTTTTTTCGTCTGCTCATTTCCTTTGTCAGTTTATGGAAAAGGGCGCGGTTTCGGTCGCCGCGCCCTTCCGCTTCGGCAGTGTCGCCGTTGCTTTCAGCTATATGGAATTTCGTAGAAGCCTATGTTAACCACGCTATCCACGCCCAAACAATGCCTTCAACCACGAAGTAAAGAAGAAGCCACGTTAAAGCCCCGGCGGTCGTCCATAGGAAGTCGGCAAGTTCCGGCGTTCCTTTCTTGGTTGCGCGGTCGTAAACTTCCTTTGCCACTCCTACCAATATGGCTATACCCACGGCGAAAAGCACGGGTATAAAGTTGGTAAGAACTCCGGCAATAAGAAGCCCGGCGGCGTAGTGGAGTTTCTTGTCGTAGGCTATCCGCTTAATGAAGGCGGCGGCTTTTTCTATTGCTTGTTTGGGTGTCATACGCGGGCGGTTTATTATGCCGCAAAGTTAAAGGGTTTGCCGTATTAAATTGATACGACAAACCCTAAAACACTTCGCTAAAACTTCAAGTAGGCGGCTATACCGCGCCCAAATACTCGGTTACTTCTCGTTTGAAGTCGTCGAAGCTGCGGACTATAACGTACTTGTTACCGTTGGCTTCGGCGGCTTTCTGCCATTCCTTCTGCGTCCGTCGTTGTGTGCCTTCCTCAGTCTTGAACTCCACGCAAAGGGAAGCGTAGCCGCCCGAAGGCTTCAAGAGGATAGCGTCTGCAACTCCGGCGGTAACGCCTTCCGCCTTCAATATCCCGGCTTCCCGTTTATTGCGTCCGCCGCCGTTAGGGACGGCAAAGAATACCGGGCGAAGGTGCGGGTATTGTAGCCCAAACCAATAGAAGCAGTTCCGTTGTATGTGGCTTTCTATGTGCCGGGGCTTCGCCTTCTCTTTGGTGGCGTTGGCTCTCGCTACCAACTCGTCGAAGGTTAGGCGCGGCTTCTCCGTCCCGGCGGGGCGGACGGGTTCGTAGCACTCGCCTATAAACTCGTCGAAGCCGTACTTTCTTTCGGGCTGCGGTTCTGCCTTCTCCTTTTCCCGAAGGGCGGCGGCGCAGGACTTGCTGCAGCACTTTCCCCAACCTCTTGCGACGTTCCGGCTATCGGCTTGGAAGGGGCGGCCGCAATTCTCGCAAATTCTCGTTACATAGGCCATTGTTCTTCGGGCTTAAAGTGGAACTTCGGGGCTTTCTTCGGTATGGGTAAACCGTGAACGCTCGCCATGTAGCGGTAGTTATCGAATACTATACCCTTGAGCCATTTCTTTTCCTTACGGGGAAGGCGTAGGATTGGCCCGGTATGGACGAGCCGGATGGTGGCGTGGCTGAAACTGAAATTTTCGCCTAATGTCGTTTGCATGGTTGTTGTCTTTACTTGGTTCTTAACTATCGGGAAATAACGAGCCTTGTAGACGGTCGGCGGCGGCTTTCGCCCGCTCCGCTTCTATCTGCTGCACTCGCTTTATTTCCTTGTCTATCTCGGCTTCTATCGCCTTCGACTTTCGTAGAGCGTCCGGCAAACGTGTACGGAAGTATTCGCGTTGTGCTTGCCGAAGCTCTACTACTTTGTCGAAGAATTGTTTAGGGGTCATAACTGCGAAAAGAGGTTAAGTTGTATTCCTTTCTTTGCTGTCCGGGCGTAAATCGGGCAATTTTCGCGGTAATGGCACGCGCCGAACTTGGCTTCTTCAAACCTTTGCGCCCAAAGTTCCGCGTAGGCTTCCGTTCCGGGTTCCGCTTCGCCACTAAGGAAGGTTACTAACTTCATACAGAAAAAGCCGCGTTCTTTCGTGCTTTCGCCGTTAATCTCTACTAAACCGGTTCCGTTCATCTTAGTAGGGCATATTTTCGTTGCCGGGGCCTGGGAATGGTTCGCCGGGATAGCCGCTTCCGTATGCTCCACCGCCGTAGCCTTGTGCGCCGTACTGCTGTCCGGGTTGGGCCTGCTGTTGGTTCTGCCCGTCCTGTCGGCTTCCGAGCAGCTCCAACTCGGTAACGGTGCAATTAAGCCCCGCTTCTACGCCGTTCCGTCCTGTGTACGGTTTGGCGGTAAGGTTGCCCCGGCAGAATACCTGCGTTCCCTTCTTGAGGTATTGCACTACCGCGCCGTCGCCCGGTTTAAGACAACTTACCCACGTCGTCCGGGTTACGGTTGTACCCTGTGCGTCCTTGTAACGCTCGGAAGTAGCCACGTTGAAGGCTATAAACGGTTTCCCGTTGAAGTTCTTGATTTCCGCGTCGGATCCTATGTGTCCGACAAATTCCGCTTTTAACATAGTTGCTTGTTTTTGTTGGGGGTTATGGTTATTTTGTTTTCTTCGGTATGAAGCCGACGTAAAGGCTTGCTTCGTAGTCTACCAATCCACCCGGAACGGGGTGTATGTCGGCGCGGTGGCGTATATAGCCGAAGTCCTTTATTCGCCCTAAGACTTCTTCGGTTAGGTAGTCCCGGTAGAGTCTTACAACTTCTTCCGGCGGCATTTTGCCTTCCTGTACTAAGTGGCTAACTCGGCTTACCACTTTCGCTACTTGGTAGCCCGGCGGAAGTGTGGCGTGCGTTTCGGGATGAAGGGCGTAGGCCCAACGGCGCAAAAGCGCGGCTAATTTCTTTTTCATGCTGTTATTGGTTGAAGGGGTTAGTATTGTTGTTGTCTTTGTCTTTTAGTATGCCGACGTATAAAAAGCCGCCTATTTTAAGTTCCCCGGTTTCCGGGTTGCGTTGCTCGGTGTATTCTACTACGCCGTCTTTCCAAAGTCGGGCTACTATGGTGTGGGCTATGCGTTCTTTGTATTCCTCACGCAAACGCTTTACCGCGTCGGGGTAATAACCCCGTTGTTGTGCTTGGGCTGCTCGTCTTTCCTCGTCCGGGGAAATGGCGTAAACCGTACCTATACGGCGAACTTCGTAAGTTGCCAACCCGTTAAGTGAAGGAAGATATAGCCCATAGTCGGGTGTTGGGTAGTTTGTTTCCGGGCTTAACTTGGAAGCCCAACGGCGAAGGAACGCCGCGAATTTGTCTTTAAGGTTCATTGTTATTTTGTATATGGGTTGTCTATCTCTACTTTCCAACCTTCGCCGAAACGTGCGGCTACTATGGCTTTCGCCGTTTCCTCGGCTTCTTCGGCAGTGTTGAAAGCGTTTGTATTTTCGCCGACGGTATAGTCTTCCCAACGGCGCGGGTCTTTTACTTTGTCCTCTTTTGTTATCGGGCGCGCTACTTCTATTTCGTAGTTTCCGCCCCATATTGCTCGTTTATCACGGGGAAGGCTATTAAATTCTTCGCCTAAATATCCGTAAACTCCGGAAATTCTGCCGTCTTCGTTTTTGCAACAGCGTTTTATCCCGTCGGCGATTATTTTTGCGTAGTAGTGTACAGCTTCCATGCAAAAGCCCCGGTATGAAGTAATTTCGATTCTTACCTTTCGGGGGTTGGGTATTCTTACGAATAATTCCGGGTGGCTCTCTAACTTGAAGTCGTCGCCAATGTTTACCGGGAAGAAGTCGGGGTATAATCCACGGTCATAGGACTGGTCATTTGCTTCCTGTAAGGTTAATAAGTTCATATCTTTTCGGTATTTATGAATTGGAAAATATGCTTAATTACGTCTACCGTCCAACCGTTACCGAGCATTCGGTATGCCTGGCTATCACTGCAAACCCATTCGTACCAATCGGGAATAGTTTGTAGGCGGCTGCTCTCGGTGGGGGTAAGACGGCGTAGAACTGCGTCGGGTGTTAGAACTGCGGGCGCGTGTCCGGCGTGGGCTGAACACAAAGCAGGGGTTATGCCGTCGGCTGAATAGACGCGGTTTTGTTGGTATGGCTGCTTTCCGCCGCTCTCGGTGTCCGGGTTAAGTTGTATTGCCTCGCGGCTTTGTACGATGTTATTTGCTTCGTAGCGGCTTGAAGTAACCGTAGGGGCTTTTCTACGGAATACCGCGCCTTCGTTAAATCCGTGGGGAAGTTGAAGTATTAGATTATCTTTTTGAACCGTTGTTAGTGTATTGGTTTTCCCGTCGGTTCGCGGCTCTAACGCCGTCATGTTGTGGCGGCTCTCCTGTACTTCTCCGGCTTCGTATTGGCGGCGTATAGCCTTGCCGTATTCGGTTCGGCGTGGTGTCAAACACGCGGATTCTATGTAAATTAAATTGTCCTTCTCCACGCTTGTAAGGCAGTTAGTCTTACCGTCCGGGCGAAGTTCCGGCGTTTGCTCGTTCCTTCCTGTTTCCGGGTTGAAACGCCCACGAACAGCCACGCAACGGGCGGCGCGTTCCCCTTGAAGTAATACTATATCGTCGTGGCAGCTCCCGCCTACGCGAAGGGTGTTGCTTTTTTCGTCTTCCGCCCTTGGGTGGAAGCCGAAGCCGGTACCGGCTTCGGCTTGCCGTTGATGGTGTTCTATAAGTTTCTTTATTCGTTGGGAAGTAAGGACGTAGCGGGGTTCTACCTCGTCTTCCAAAATATCGCGTAGGTATATTCCCCGGTCTTCCGGCTGTGGAATTGCGGTAAATACCTTTGTGTCGAATAGGTTTGCTTCTTCGCGTGTCCGTATGTTAGTCCAATACAAGCGGACGCGGTTTTGTGCTGAAACTAAGGCGGAATTTATTACGACGGGTTCTAATCCTAATTGGTCGGTAATGACTTGTTCGCACTCCTTACGCATACGGACGTTTTCAAGTAGGAATAAAACGCCGGGGTTATACTCTTGTATCTCCCGAAGAATACGGACGTATTCAAAGAATAGGACGCTTCGGGGGTCGTTAAAATTTAACTGCTTTCCGGCGAAGCTGAACCCTTGACACGGCGAACCGCCTATAAGGAGGTCTATGTGGGGAAGGTCGGCGGCGCGTACTCCTGTAACACTGCCGAGCTGCACCGTGTCCGGGAAATTGTGCTGTGTCTGCTGTATGGCGAATTTGTCAATTTCGGAAGCAAAGTATTTGTTTACCTTAATCCCGGCTTCCCTTAACGCTATTTGCCCGCAGCTCATCCCGTCAAAAAGGGAAAGTACGTTTATTCCGTTGTTGCTCATTTCGTCTTATATTGATACGTCCAAAGGCGTAGTTAATTTATTACTCAATAGCGTAGCCACTTTTTCAGCGGCGGCGCGGAACTCTCGGTTATACTTGTATTCGTTATCGTATCGACGGAGGTAGTAGTGAATTGTCGAAGTGTCGTGTTTCGTTTCCTCGGCGATGTCCTGTGTCGAAACGCCGCGCTTCTTGCAATGGTGGGCGTATATCATTCGGGCGTAGATGTACCAACGCCCCCGGCTGTCGTTTACTATGTACTTGAAGGGAACAGCCATCGCTACAAGTATGGCGCGTTTAATATCCCGGTGCAACGGTCTACGTTCGTATTCCACCGTTAAACCTAAACCTTTGGCTATCTCCCGTTCTAATGTCGCCCCGTTGCTTAACTCCCAATTTGCAAGCATATAAATCGCGTCGCAGTCAAGCAATAAGCGAATATCCGCTTTCATTTGCTCTCTCCACGGTTCGGACGGATCCACGCCGTTGTTAAGGGGGTTAATCACGGCGTAGCCCTGTGCCGTTAGGCGCGTGGCGGCTGCGGTAAAATTCGCGGTGTATTCTTCCGGGGTTAATCCCGAAATTTGGCCGCTTATGTAAATTTTAGTTTGCTTCATGCGATTTGGGGTTTATTTTGCTTCTATGGCGTTTTATTGTCGTCAGCCCTTCAACTACCCACCCGAAGGGCGTAGCGCGAAAATTGGGGCGTTTCCGTGGCTCTGGCCTACTTTAACGGCGTTAGCCTATGCCTATAACTTTGGTTGTCAAATGGTAAATAATCAAACATTTCGGCGAAGCGGTCATTTATGCGGTCGCCGTACCTGTTTACTATGTCGTCTTCACTTTCAAGATTTGACGTTATCACGGTAAAGAGTTGGCGGTCGTAGCGTTGGTAAAGAAGTTCTACCATTGGGCTTACTTCGTTACCCCAAACCTTTACGCTTGTAGCTTCCGTTCCTACGTCGTCGATAAATAGCAGTTCGGTCCCTTTAAGGTCTGCTAATAGTTCGTTCCTTTCATCCCTTGCTAAATCCACCAATCGGGATGCGGGAATTTTTCGTACTTGCTTCCTTTCGTTGGAATAGTTGGAATAATAAAGCGTGTCTATTAGCTGCTTTATCGCGTCCGCTAAGGTCGTTTTTCCGTTCCCCGGTTTCCCAAAAAGGAACAAACCGGGCTTTTCGCTTTTGCCGACGAGCCACTCTGCGGCCTTTCGTATGTGTTCGGCGGTGGCTGTGTCCTCGTTGAAGGTATGCCCGCGCCGCTCCACTTGGAAGCGATAACAATCGGTAAGCATTTCGGGTATTAGGTCTATATACCTATCCACCTTAAAGCGTCCCTTTGAAGCGTCGCGGAGTTTGCTCAGGTGCATTTTCCACCGTTGTAGAAACTGGGCGCGTTCCTGTTTGGGGTCTTGAGATTGTTGGTTGTCCATAACTGCTTGGTTTTTGTTTTTGTAAATATCTATCGACTACCCATGAACGAATGGCGGCGGCATCGCTTTTATAGCGTTTCCCGTTGGCTTCTTTGTAGTCGTTAAGAATTTGGATTAATTCGCGGGTTGTGTCTTCTCCGTATTGCTCGACAAAGGCGTTATATTCTTCCTGTGTCAGTTGTACGCTCGACGCGAAGGCTATTTTTTCTTTTTTCTTTTTTTCGGTTGTTTTTTCTTTTTCTATTTTTTCTTTATCTTCTACGTTAGTAGAAGTTAATATAGATTTAGATATAGATATAGATATGCTTTGTTTTGGGTTGTTTTCTTCGACGGTTGAAACTTCTTCGGTTGTTATTCCTTCGGCTTCGGTTGTTTTGGGTTGTTTTGGGTTGTTTTCTTCGACGGTTGAAACTTCTTCGGTTGTTATTCCTTCGGCTTCGGTTGTTTTGGGTTGTTTTGGGTTGTTTTCTTCGACGGTTGAAACTTCTTCGGTTGTTATTCCTTCGGCTTCGGTTGTTTTGGGTTGTTTTGGGTTGTTTTCTTCGACGGTTGAAACTTCTTCGGTTGTTATTCCTTCGGCTTCGGTTGTTTTGGGTTGTT